ACAAATACGAATCTGCTACAGATGTTAGCGGCAACGTATTGATGTGGGAGGGTGAACTTGCTGAAGGTACTGCTTTATTTATTGAAGTGGAAGGTGAAGAGCCAATTTTGGCAGCGGCTGGAGACTATACGATTGATACTGATGGTCAAATGACTATTGTTTCAGTTGATGAGGCTGGAATGATTACGGGAGTTGAAACCGAAGAAGCAGAGGATGGAGTTGTTGAAGAAGTTGCTGAAGCAATGAAAGCAATGCAATCCGCTCACAAAACAGCTTTAGAAGAGCAAAGAGCAGAATTCGACAAGCAAATTCGAATTATCGCAGATCGAGTTGATAATATACAAGAAGCATTTGATGCTTATAAAGTTGATGTTGAAGCTGCATTTGATAAGCATGGTATCAAACCAAAAACAGTTCATGCAAAAAACGAAGGATTTTTAAACACTAAAAAATAAGACAATGCCTAAAATTAGAAGAAAAAGAGAAAAGGTGACAATGTCACGATATGTAAAAGAAACGTTTGATTATGACGTTACAGGTTTAGAGGATTACGTTGACGAACAATCGCCTGATGTAATGGCTGATTTAATTGAATCTGCACCGCTAACCTCTCGCGTTATGGTAATGGATAACGTAAAAGGATCGAAATTGATTAAATTGATTTCAAGCACACCAACATTACAAGCGGCTACAGCTTGCGGATGGACACCGACGGGTGGTATTGTCTTAACTGATAAAACAATCTCAACTGTTCGTGTTAAGATTCAAGAAGAGTATTGCAACGAAGATTTAAACGATACTTGGGCGCAAATCGAAAATAGTGCTGGAGCAAACGGACAAGACAAAGACGCTCCATTCAGTGACATCATGTTATCGTATTACCAAGCGAAAGCGAAAGTATTAAACGAGAATTTGATGTGGAATGGTGACACTGATTCAGGTAATCCGCAACTCGCTTTTTATGATGGATATTTAAAGCAATGGTTTGAAGATGGAACGGTAAACGTTGAATATTCTACCGAAACGGATATTGATGCAACAAACGGTTATACAGTTGTTAAATCTGTATTTGATGCAATGCCAACAATTGTAAAAGCAAATGTTTCAGGAGTTCAAGCAGAGATCGTTTGCGGATTTGAAACAGCAAGAGCAGTAATTGACCAAGTTTACAACGACAAAGATTTTTCAGCGAACATTGATTTTACTGAAGAAGCTGGTTCAATTTCTTTCACATTGCCAACTACAAACATGACTGTACGTTCTTACCCTGCTTTAGATGGTACGGATGAAGTAATCGGTGTTTGTTACGCATACATGTTCTACGGTACTGATTTAGATTCAGATATTGATGGGTTCGAATTCAAATATGATGAGACTGAAGAGTTGTTAAGATTTGGCGTAAAATGGCGTTCAGGTGTAACTCACGTATTTGGACAGTATTTCACAAGATTGCGCTTGACTGCAACATCATAATTAATTGGGAGGGGTTCGCCTCTCCCTATTGTTTAACTTTTAAAAACTAAAAAATTATGTGTGAATTATTAACAAACTACACGAGAGGGAATTGCGCCGAGAATGGAGGGGTTGATGAGTTTATTGTTTATAACCTTGAAAATCGTGACACCTACACTTTAGCGGCTGACGGTTTGTCTGTTTCAGCTATAACAATGGACATTGGGAAGAAAGCCTATCGTTTGACTCCAGACATGGAAAGCGCAACCGCTGGAACAAACGGAGCGCACGACAGAACCAACAACTCTAAAATGATCGGGCAAACCGCAATGATCATGTTTAAAGATGATGAAGATGAAACGGTTGATATTTGTAATTTATTACTAGGTGGTTACTTTGGTGTAATTGCAAAAAAATCAACTCCAACAGGAGCGGTTTACCGTCATTATGGATTGGTTAACGGTATGACCGTAGAATCAATTGAAGATACACTTGGGCAAGCATATGAGGACATGAGAGGGAAAACGGTTAACTTTATAGGTAAGGAACTTATTTGGGCGCCAAGCATAGACTCAGCACTTGTTGATGCTATCCTGATTCCTGCATCATAATAGTAGTATTAATTTAATGAAAGGGGTTGGGTATAATCCTACCCCTTTTTTTTATTACCTTTAAACTATGGATTTTAAAAAAGAGTGTTTAGGGCAAATGGTTTTTTCAAAAAGACTAAATTGTTTAATTGAAGTTTCAGAAAAAAGTAAAAACATTTTTATTCGAGAAAATAGATTTGATTTATTTGAATCAACTGGAGAAAATGACTTAAAACCAGTTAAAAAAACGCGCAAGAAACGAACTCCAAAGAATGATTTACCTACAGAAACAAACGACTAACCTGATTAATATACAGGTTGTTGATATGGTCACAATTGACGACCCTATTTATTTATTTCGTTTTGTAGATGAACAACGGAAAAAGGAATTCTTTATTGAGATAGCTAAAAACAATCCAAACAATCCACGTTTCGGAATTTTTGAATTAACGCTACCAACTGATTTAAACATGGATAGCGGAAAATTTGAAATGTTTGTTTATCAATCGGATGAAACAGGTAGGAGAGATTTTAAAAACATGCCTGAATTAACAAGCGTTCGCGCTGAAGTAGAAAAAGAATATAAAACGCCAACAACTTATGAGCGAGAAGAAAGCAACGACATTGTCTACAGCCTTACCAGTTAAGAAAAAAAGAACAGGTACACGCAGACGCAGACGACCCGCGCCAAATAAAGGTGACCATTCTTTTTTAAAGGCAAAAAAATCAAGCATTCCAGTACCAGTTGAGAAGGTGAACAAAAAAACTTTCACAATTGATTGGGGTGTTAACAATCTTTACCCCTATTACCTCAACTTTCTAGCTAAAAATAATCCTATTCATGGCGGAATTATTGAAGCTAAAGTGCATTATATTTCAAGCGGTGGTTTAGTGTATGATGGAACAGATGTCAATAAGTGGAATAAGTTCTATAAAAACGGCAAGACTGATTTCATGGAGAAAAACATGGATGAGTTAATTGTTGATATTACAACCGACTTTGAAAAAAGTAACATGCTTTGTTTTTTGGTTAAGTTCAATGTAGTTGGCCGCGAAAAAATCTACAGAAAAACAGAACGCATACCGTTTGAGAAGATCCGATTTGAATATATTGAGAGCGACAAAAAAGAAGTGCAACTAACGGGAAACATTAAAATATCTGAAAATTGGAGTAATTCAACTATTAAGCCTGACGTTATCGAGCCATACAACGGTAAAAATAATCAATCACAATTTTATGTATTGTATCAAAAAGATAGCGGGCAATCATTAGATACTGCCAACGCTATAGTAATTAACCCAGGGTTTTACCCTTCACCACCTTATGCGGGAGCTATCACCGCAATTGATACTGGTATTGAAATTGATAAATACAACAACGCAGAGATTCACAACGGATTTTCGTTAGGTACAATTATTTCAATGCACAACGGAAGAATACAAGATCAAAGCGAAAAAAGAAAGTTTGAAAAAGATTTAAGAGGTGCCGCAACTGGAGCAGATCAAACAGGCGGAATATTTATTGTTTACGGAAACGGTAAAGAGGAGACAACCAAGGTTGAGAATTTAAACGGAAACAACCTACCTGACCGATATAACAACACAAAAGATGGTTCAATTGATTCAACTTTGCACGCACATAGTGTTACAACTCCAATTTTATTTGGTGTAAAAACTGAAGGAAGTCTTGGAAATTCAACTGAGCTTGAAATAGGTTACGAGATAATGAAAAAGAATTATTTTAGAAACCGACAAAAAGCTATTCTTAGACCTCTTAATTGGATCGCGCAAACATTCGTAGGGTTAAAAGGTGAAATAACATTTCAAGATGTGCCACTAGAATTACCACAAGAAAATCAAGAGCCTGCATTTGTAAGTATTAATACAGGGCAAAACGATAAGGTTCAACACTGCAAACATAAGCACAAAGAGATTGACGCAATCGCACAAAGATTAAGCGAACACGGTAGAGATAAAGAGGATTTTAAAACGCTCAGATCTTACCCGATTAAAGATTATGACAATGTGCTAGAATCTGACGCAATCGATCAGTTTAAATCTGAATTCGCAGGACTATCCGAAACAGCCGCGCAAGTTCTTAACCTTAGAAATGAGGGAAACGATTTTAATTCGATTAGAAAGGCTTTAGATATTTCAGCTAATGATTTAGCGAAAGTTTATAGATCATTGATTAATAACGAGTATTTAACTAGTGACGGGAATATTACAGAGCTTGGGGCGGAGGAATTGGTTGCGAGTGACATTGATAGGCTTGAAGTTTTATATGAATACAGAGAGCGACCAGACGCACCCGAATTAGTTCCAGGAGGAAAAAGCAGAGATTTTTGCACCACACTTTTAGACTTAAACCGTCTTTATACAAGACAAGAGATTGATATTATTTCAGGCGTTGAAGGCTACAATGTATTCGCTTATCGCGGTGGATGGTATCATGACCCAAACACAGACCAAAATCAACCTGGGTGCCGGCACGAATGGAGCCAGGTAGTAACATTTTTATAATTATGGCAGACAAAGTATATTTTTTAAATGTTGAGGATTGGGAGCAGTACGGTTTTACCAACACAAATATTGATGTGAAAAAATTACGTGTAATTTCATCCCGCGCACAGTTCACACATATTAGGTCAGTGTTAGGAACAACTCTTTATGATAAAATCGTTGCGGATATTAAAGCGGGAACATTGACAGGTTTATATAAAACCTTGATGGATGATTACGTTGTAGATACTTTGGTTGCGTGGTCTGATTATAAAGCTACATTTCATACGACTAATCAAATAATGAACAAAACAACTGGTAAGAACTCAGATGATCATATCACTGCCAATTCATTAGATGATAACAACGCATTAAGAAACACGCTTAGGAGTGATGCAAAGCAGTTTGAAAGCGATATGATCGGATGGTTGCAAGATAACCGCGACAATATACCTGAATATTGCAATACTCCCGAAGACATGAGCCACCAAACAATTAGACCAGCTAAAAACGAAAACGATTACTTTGGAAATATTGGTGTAATATGAGCAGAAAACGATCGGTTAACAATAAGATAAAAAAGAAAGTTGCAGAAGTAGTTCAAAAAAAACGAGATGAGCATAAACGCAGAAATAACACTAAAACGGCTAGTTTACGAGATTAGCACCTGGGCAACTGCTCACTCTATGATTCAGGCGTTTGGGTATGGTAAATATTTAGAAACGTTTGCATCTGATGAGGCGCGTAAATACCCCGTGTTTGTTGTTAATTGCCCTAACTACACTCAAGATCAATGGTATTTTAATTATAATCTTGAATTGATTTGTTTGGAATGGGTTTTTGATGATCGTGGCAATAGAGTTCCAGCCGCAAGTGACACCGCTAAAATAATTTCAGACTTTGAAAATACAATCAGAGAGTCGAACAGGTGGCAATCATTTAGTAGAATAGATGGGAATTTCAACGGTCGAAAGGTTGACGAATTTGGAGGTGATAAGGCAGATGGATGGATAACAACTTTTATACTAAAGGTTAAAAAAACATCTGGCATTTGTAATTTACAAGACCTTTTGCCGACTTATGATTTTGAAAACATCCCAAGCCCTTTACAATGTCAACCAGTATTGATAAATGTTAACGGTGAAAATATGACTTCCGCAGTAAGTGGATCAACTGTTGATATTACTATTGTAGATGCTTTAGGAGTTCCGCAAGGAGTTCGAACTCCTGAAGATAGTTTTAATTATGAAGTTCCAGCAGGCATTACATTAGAAAGAATATACCTAAGACCTCAACCCACAGGTCAATTATTGTCCTCAAATGATTACGACGACGCGTGGAAAGTTTTAAATAATTCAGATACCTATGTACCGCCTGAATCAGGTATACCAATGATTATTGATCCTGAAAACGTTTGGAAAGTTTTACCTGACAATTTATGGGGGCATAAATGGAGAATTTGCGGAAGTACTGGCGGTTACTATGATAATATACTTGACGGTTATTATGATGTAGACGGAAATTCTACAACATACGAATTAGCCTATCCTAACGATAAGATGTGGGATCATTCGACAGGGTTACAATGGGTGAATACTGTATTAACAAAAAAAACAGTATCAAGCGAAACAGACAATATTTACGTTCAAATGAACGCATATACTAATGACGGTGAAAGCGGCTACTTTGTAGGTAACGCAAATGAAAATGAATCCATTAGAGATATGGGTGTTCAATGGGCTTTTTACGATCAGCCGCCATTTGATCAAATAGGAGGCGCTAACAAATGGAGTTCAACAACTGCCGCTTATAGCTCATCAACAGGTTATTCAAATAGAATTACAGGAGAATTAACAGGAACTAGTAAAGGTACTAGTCAATTTACAATACCAATGAAATACGCATTACCATGAGTGATATAAAAATATCAGAGGCGACAACATTAACAAACCCTCAAATGAAAATAAAAACAGTTGTGTATGATGTTGATAGCAACTCTTATGAATTAGTGATATTATTTAGAGAGGGTGAGGGACGTTTCCACTGGTCAAGATCATATTCTTTCCAAAATGATGAGGGGGAATCTTTATCAATGCCTCAAATAATTGAAAACATAAAAGAACATGAATTATTAAAACAAATACCAATCATAAAATAAAACAAATTATGTACATTTTAATTATCAAAAACGAGTATCAAAACAACAGCCAGTTACAAGGTGTTATTTCAACACCAGAGGATGAAGTTGTAAACGGTGTTGACTGTATCTATGGACAAATTACATCGGCTAACTTTGCAACCATATCATCAACATTAGTTTCTGGAACTTATTCTGTTTCGGATGGTATTATATTACCAGAAGAAGCTAGAAAGAAAAATCAATAATGAAGTTATTAGGGATAGCTTTAATTCTGTTTGTGTGTGCCTGCAATCTATTAATAGGTTGCGGGTACATAGATAGGACTGTACCAAATACAATGGCTTTAAATGAGCTACAATTCTTATTTATATACATTGCTTTAGGTGTTCAATCGTTTAAACTTAAATACGGTGTTTCTGCAATCGTTTCTTTTTCTATCCTATCATCATTATCAATACTTAATTTACTTTATATTTTTACCAACATACCTGAATTAATTTATTTCACCGGTTCAATTCAAGGAAGTATTTATGGTACCGCTGCCTTATTAATAATTTTTGCTATTACAAAATTTTATGAGCGAAACAACAATGATTGAAATATTTGAAGGACTCGCTCCTAATGCTGGTTTAATATTTATACTTATAGTATTTTTCTATAAAGAGAATAAAGCCAACAAAAAAGAACGTAAGGAAGAGGCAGAAAAAGAGGCGGCCAGAAGAAAGGAAGAAACCAACCGACTTATAACGGCTCACTCTGAAAACTATAATAAGATTCAGGTGACTTTAAATGATTACCTGGAGGAATTTGCTGAAATGCGAAA